ATATAAAAACAATTCATAGGGATATATTAAAATGAAAAAACTATTCATGTTGATGTTGATTGTTCCGTTGTATTTTACTTCTGCTTGTAGTGAGAAACATGTTGAGCAGACTGTAATTACTGCTGAATCAACTTTAACCACTCTAGAAGTGGCAGCATTACAATATAAAAACGGTGAGCTTGGTATTACACCAAAAGCTGAAGTCGTCAGTGAAATCGAAGCATTAGATGATGATTGCTACAAGGCATTAGTTGCCATTCGTGCTGATGCACAAAATGGTAAGGCTATCTCTGCTGTAGAGAGCACTGCTGCAACAACTGCACTAGCGGCATTACAGGCTTACCTCATCAAAAATAACATCATTAAAAATTAAGGAGGCCATTATGTCTTTAGCAATGATCGCAACACTCATAGAAACCATTATTTCAGATGCACCAACTCTCATAAATGTTGTTGAAAAGCTCATTCCAATTTTTAAAGAAAATAGAGCACCAACTGATGCAGAATGGTCTGAAATAAATGACCTAGTGGATGCAACACACAAAAAATTACAAGGAGAGTAATAACAATAAAGGAGGTCTAGGAAAAAATGTATGGATCAGAACAAAATAAAATTATTCATCACTCTAGCTTGCTTAATTATATCATTATGCAATTTCGTTATATTTCCAATAATAGACCTTATTTTTCCAAAAGCGAATTTAATAAGCAATATTGAACCAGTTATAAATTCACTAATACAACTACTAAATTAAAGGGTAAATAACATAATGAAAGAATATATTGAAGCATTAAAAGCAGGAGCAGTTCTAACATCAGGAATATCAATACCACTTATAATGAGTGGTGTTGGTATTAACTGGCAAATTGATATGGCTGTTTCTTCATTACTAATGGGAGTTAATTATATTTTGCTCTTTGGTAATTTGAATAAGGACTAATATATGAACATACTGAAAAAAACATTTAAAACAAAACAGCAATTACCATACATAAACGAAGCGCCCATGATCAATAGTTTTCCCGGCTTCTTTGGTAATGTCTCCTCCTCTGGTATTTCAGTCAATTATTTAAACTGCTTAAAGCATTCAGCGGTGTATGCCTGTATCAATACAATAAAAGCTGACATTGCAAAAATACCAATAAAAATAGAAAAACGATTAAATGATGGTTGGGTAAAAGATGATAGCCATTATCTGAATAACCTACTAACATTACCAAATGATAGAGATGTTAGTTATGAATTTATATCAGACATTATTTTCAATAACTTAATTGAAGGTACTTCATATATTGTCATTATAAGAGATAGACTAGATAAACCATTAAAATTGGTACCAATGAAACCATTTAGTGTTTCCGTTGTAGAAGATACAGATGGTGAGATATATTATAAAGTTAATAGCAGAAGACTTATCAATGATAAAACATCTGTCAGTACTGAAGCTGGAGAAACCAGAACAATTTACTCTTCTGATATGATCAGACTTCGTAACATCAGCTTTGATGGAGGTATTACCTCTAGATCAATTGTCGATTTGGTTGGAGAGGTTTTCGGTCTTGCATTGGCAACACAAGAAACTGCTGCCCGTGCGTTTCAGAACGGTACACATACTACCGGCTTTTTTAAATCAAACGGTACCAAGGGCAAAGAAGCAGCCAATCAAGAGGCTGAACAATTAAAACGTACTCTAAGCTCTATTATAAATTCAGGAAACACGGCTCTACTACCCCAAAGCATTGATTGGGTATCAATTGGTAGCAATCTAGCTGACCTACAACTTACAGAAGCTCGTAGAGAAGCCACAATGGAAATTGCCCGTATATACCGCGTTCCATTGTTCAAACTTGGCCTTAATCAGACTGATAAAGCTGCCAACGTCTCTGAACAAGAAGAGTCATACATTAACAATACCCTCAAACAATACACAGTGCCCTTAGAACAGCATTTAACCAAAGCCCTGTTGAGTGCTGAAGAGAAGAAATTCTACCGTATCAGATTTGATTTTACGGCTCAGGCAGTGCCTAGCGAGGCAGAACGAGGTGCCTATTATCGAGATGCAATCACATACGGATGGATGACGCAGAATGAAGTCAGGCAACGTGAAGGTATGGTTTCAATCGAGCAAGAAGGCGCTGATGCACTTCATACACCACAAAATACAGGAGTTGCAGGGAGTGAAGCCCCTCAAGACCTAATCACAGGAGAAAATAATGATTCGTAAAAACATACAATATGGATGGATAACTCAGGAAGAAGGCTGGTTTGGCAAGTCAAATCACGAAGGTACATCTGCACCTCATGTATATGGTTGGTTGACTCAGAATGAAGTCAGGCAACGTAAAGGTGTAGAGGCACCTCATATACATGGATGGGTGATGAAAAACAAAAACCTAATCACAGGAGGAAATAATGATTCGTAAAAAACACATTGGTTATAGGGATTTTGTAAAATTAGATACTAAAGAACAAGAAAATTATATGGTTGTAAAGGATGTTGATCTATCAATTGAAAATATTGAAGATAGAAAAGCTAGCTTTATCATCACAACATCAACACCTGATACTGATAATGATGTAATTGTTCCAGAAGGTATTGATTTTACTCATTATATAAAAAATCCCGTAGTCCTTTGGCAACATAACCGTGACCTATTGCCAATTGGAAAATGCCTACCAGAAAGCATAACCAAAACAGCAAATGGCTGGTGTGCAACTGTTCAATTCCCAGATGAAGGAATTGATGCGTTTTCAGACAAAATTTATTGGTATGTAAAGAACGGTTATCTTAGTGCTACGTCAATTGGATTTATACCAACTGATACTGATATTAATGATAATGGTTATATTTTCAATAAATGTAATATTTTTGAATTCTCAATAGTCACTGTACCAGCCAATCCAGAGGCATTGGTTATAAGAGAAGAAGTTAAACCAACAAAAAATGTAAAAGCATTGAAAATGAAGATGCTACATAAATTACATAAATAACATTATAACAATATATTTAAGGACTTATATATAAATAAGGATATTGATGATATAAAAACACAACTAGCCGAATTACAGGGTGAAGTTGATAAACTAATTGAAAATCTTAGTGATGATGCTTCTGATGATGAAATCAAAGAAATTGATGACAAAACAGAAGAATGTAAATCATTAGAAGCTGTTATCGCAAAGAAACAGAAAGTTATTGATCTAAAAAAATCACAGAAGGCAATTAAAGCACAGAAAGCGACAGAAGAAGTGAGCACATTTAACATTATATCTGGTAATCTTTCACCAGAATTAGAAAAGAAACTTACCGACAATAAAAGCCTAATGGGTAGAAAAGCTCTAAATGATTTTCTTTTAAAAGAATTTGGTGAAGTTAGATCCAGAAATATGATTGCAGATGGTCTTGGTAAGGCAGCAGCAGATTTTGTTATGAAAGATGCACTAACCTCTACTAATCAGCCAATTGTTCCACAGGATATGCAGGGTTTTATCAGTCTATTAACTGCTGAATCTGTTGTTAGACCAAACGCCAGAATAATTCCTACACCAAATGGTAACAGAACTATTCCTCGTATGCGTCTTGGTTCTACTGCTACATGGGGAGGTGAAGGTCAAACATACTCGCCATCAACACCTGATTTCGATCAGATCAATTTATCATGGTATAAATTAACTGGTATGACTTATACCACTCTAGAGTTTAATAACTTCTCTTATATTGATCTAACCAATGAAATTACTAGCAACCTTGCTAATATGCTTGCATTGACTGAAGATAAAACATTCTTACTTGGTTCAACAGCAACTTATGCACCTAAAACATGTCTTTTAAACAGTGCAAAACATACGTTTGTATCAACTGGTAAAGATAACATTGGTATCGCTAATGACCTTGCAAATGTTAAATCCCAGATGGAAACCGATTTTATTAGTACTCAGGGTGCAGTGGTATTTGGTGCTCCAGCAGTGTTCAATTCACTAGAAAACCTCGCAACTCAGTTTGGTGTTTATCCTTTCCGTGATGAGATCAGAAGTGGTTATCTAAACGGTTATAAAATTTGCAAAACAGCACAGCTACCTACTAATAACGCAACAGGTACAGGTGATACTGCTGCAACTAATGGCTCCCCATTGATTTTTGCACAACCAAAACATCTTATTATCGGTGATTCCTATCAGTATCAGTTACGCTCTTCTACAGAAGGTAGTTTTGTTGACAATGGCGCTCAGATTAATACCTTTGGTGAGGATTTGATCGCATGGAAACTTGCAAACGCAGTTGATTTTGCCGTTGAACATCCTGAAGCAGTTTGTGTTCTTAACACAGTTGGTTGGACTACCCTCAATATTGATGGTCAGTATCAGGCTGTATCTCCAGCTAATACTAGCACAACCTCAGCATCTGGTGCTAAAGGTAAATCTGCATAATAAACTATCTACATAGTAGGTATTAACTACAAACATAAAAGGGGGTCATTATTGGCTCCCTTTTTTGCTTTACAATCGTATATACGAAAGGTACCTTCGTATATAAAGAAGACATCTTCTTCTCAAGGCTACGTGGTGTAGCCTGATGATAATCGAATTGCTGAGAGGCAAGGAAACATCATGACCATCAACAGTTCACTTGCACAGGTGAATATCAAAATAAACTCTAACCTGAAGGAAAATGCCTACGCCACACTGAAACAACTCGGAACTAACCCTAGCGACTTCTTCAGAGAGATGCTCGAATATGTTGTAAGGGAAAAGAAGCTGCCTATTAAAAAGGTAATATTGTCTGATGAAGACGAAGAACTGCTGGCTTTAGCAAAAGAGGCATTGGCCTCAGATGAGCCAGATATAGAGGTTAACATTAATGACCTTACGCGCACTCTACACATTGAAATTCCGGCCAAAAGCCGCAGACGCCTTCAACAAGCTAGATAAGCCGAAACGAGAGCAACTAGCCAAAAAATTACAACAAAGGTTATTGAATCCAAGGGTATCATCGGCTCAATTAAGAGGTGATCTGGCCGGATTATACAAAATTAAAATGAAGGGTATTAGGGCTGTATATCAGGTTAAAGATGATGAAATGATATTGTTAGTCCTTGTTATAGATAAACGTGAAAATGATGACGTTTATAAATGATATATTGAGGGGCATAATGCCCCTCTTTTTTGTCAGTATGGTGTGTGTGATATGTTTAGTTGATTATCCATTTCTTTGTATA